TTAATCAATGGGTTCAGGGTTCAAGTCCCTGGGGGCGCACGGATTCAGCCCGTCGAGGATCGCCTCGACGGGCTGATTCGTTTTCCGGGCCCAGAGCAGCAGCTGAGTCACCGTCGGTTCCGTGACGTTGCGCTCCCACTTCGAGACCGTCGGACGCGAAGCCCCGACGTAGTCGCCCATCTCGAGCTGGTCGAAGCCTGCCAGTCGTCGAGCTGCACTCATGCGCTCTCCGAGGGTCGCCGTCTGAACACTCATCATTGTCATGTTTGAACTATAACGGCATCCGTGCATAGATAACGCGACACGCCGCAGTCAATGGGCGTCCAGTCGTGCGTATTGCTGAATCTTCATACCGTGTAGCGAAACCGCTTCACGAGGATTCAGCAAGGGAGCCGGCATGGCTGGTGATTGGCAGCGGATGCTGCTGGATGAGGCGCGCAGCGAGAGTGAGGCGCTGGTCGAGCACGGGAAGCGCGCAGTCGCGGAGTACCACGAGCACGGCAATTCGCAGGTGTACCAGGATGCGCTGATCGCGCTGACGGCCCGCATCCGTGCGGTGCCGAGCGAGCAGGCCGGCCTGATCATCGCCGATCTCGTCGGGATGCTGGCGTGGGGCGGTCGCCGTGGTTGAGAGCGGCGGCGTGCTCGTCCGCGAGCGGATGGCGTGGGAGCGGGACTTCACCCAGATCCCGAACCTGTACGCCCGCGACAAGACTCTCAGCTGGGTCGCTCGCGGCATCCTGCTGTGGCTGATGACCCAGGATGACGGCTACCAGGTGAGCATGGGCGCGATCGAGCAGGCGAGCTGGAAGGAGGGCCGCGAGGCCGTCCGCAGCGCGATCGCCGAGCTCGAGAAGGCCGGCTACCTGCACCGGCAGCAGAAGCGCGGCAAGGGCGGCCGTCTGGCTGGCTACGTGTTCCACCTCCGTGACCCGTTCCAGCTGCCCGTCGTGGGCGCTCCGCAGCTCCCGATCGCCGCCCTCGCGGCTGTGGATAACTCGCCCGTGACCGGCGACGGGAAGCCGTCATCTGGTGCTGTGGATAACCCCACCGGCAGACGGGTTGCCGTCGACGGTGACCCGTCCACCAAGAAGAACACTTACTCAAGAACATATAAAGACCCAGCCCAACCACAGAGGCCACAGGGCGCGCCTGTGGAGAACTTCGGCGCGGTGCGCTGGGCGGATGACGAGTGCCCGGCCTCGTGGCGATCGCCGCGAGTGCACGAGCTCGGCGCGAAGTCGCACGCCTGCATCCACTGCGGCGCACGACCCATCGTGCGGAGCATCTCGTGACCGCCGCCGTGTGGATGTTCCTCGCGATGGGCGCGTGGATCGCGTACCGGCTCGCGTGCGTCGTCGGAGAGCGTGGCGAGCGATGAGCGACCGCACCATCCCCGTGATGATCCACCTGCCCGCTGAGACGTTCCTCGCGCTCGAGGCGGCGGCGCACCGCAAGGGCATCCAGATGCGCGAGCTCATCGTCGCCGGGCTCATGCGCGCGACCCAGCCGCGCCCCGTGCGCGGCGCTGCCGGACAGATCGCCTCGACGACGCCGGGCGGCGCGGCGCGGCGCGGCGGGGGGCGGGGGGGGGGGGAGGGGGCGGGGCGCGGGCGCCGGGGCGGGGGCGGGGGGGGGGCGCCCGCGCGCGCGGGCAGGGCGGGCGGCTCGGGGGGGGTGCTCTCCCCCCCCGGGGGGGGCGGGGGGGGGGGGGGGGCCCGCTGCCCGGGCGCCGCGCCCCCGGCCCCCCCGCCGGCCCGGGCGCCCCCGCCGAGACCTGGGGCGGCCGCAAGGCGCAGCAGTACGTCGCCCTCACCCTCGCCACCTACGGCGACGTGTGCATCAACTGCGGCCTGCCCGGATCGAACAGCGCCGACCACGTCATCCCGCGCGCCAAGGGCGGCGCCGTCTACGACATCGACAACCTCGGCCCCAGCCACCGACGCTGCAACTACAGCCGGCAGGACAAACCACTCCGACCCGTCGGCATCCCCGTCGAGTCCGGCCTGAAGTACTTCACATGAGAGGAACCACCATGACCACCCAGCCCGACCCCTCCGACTACCTGGCCGACACCGGCGCATCAACGCTCGACATCGCCGAGGGCATCGAGAACGTCGACCGCATCGACGCATGGATCGACGCAGCCCTCGCCGAAGCAGCCCGCTGTGCGCTCGCGGTGAACGCCGGCGACTGGCCCACCGTCGAGCACCACAGCTCGCACATCTCCGAGCTCTGCCATCAGCTCGGCATCACTGATCCGACGGCCGACGTGCTGATCCAGCGCCTGCTCGCCGTCGCCGTTCAGTTCGACGCGGCACGACGAGCCGCCGAAGGACGCCCGGTTCTTTAAGAGCCGCAGACGCTGGACACCCACGCGCAGCCCCGTCTTTTCTTTCCCGATCAGCCCCAGAAAAACCCGAACCGCACGAAAGGAGCCGAGATGACCGAGAACGACGCCGGCCTCGCCGACTACCTCCCAGGCATGGAGCCGCCGACGGTCGAATCGGTCGTCTCGGCAGCGTACGAGAAGTCGATCATGCGACTGCGCTCCGACGGCGTCATCGGCGACGAGCACGCCGGCATCTGCGCCAGCATCATGGCCCTCGCTCAGATCGCCGACAACCCGATGACCAAGGCCTACGCTCGCAACGGCGCGCTGCAGGAAGCCCACGAGCAGATGCGCACGCTGCTCGAGGCGGCCAAGCGTCAGGGCGACGCCGACTACGCCACGTTCGAGGCATGGCTGGCGGCGCAGCAGTGACATGGTCCGGCTTCACCTACGCGACGCCTCGCGACCCGTCGCGCCCGTCGCGCGGCGCGAAGATCGCCGACCTCGCGCGCGCCCTCGGCTGGGAGCCGATGCCGTGGCAGCAGCACGTCTGGGACGTTGCCACCGAGCTCGACGAGCGCGGCAACTACGTCTACGAGAAAGTATTCGTGACCGTGCCGCGCCAGTCCGGGAAGACCACGCTGTTCGGCCCGGTCGAGCTGCAGCGCGCCGTCGAGTTTCCCGGCTGCAAGGTGTACTTCACCGCGCAGACCGGCGACGACGCGCGCACGCTGCTCAAGACCCTGATCTCGCGCGTCGAGGCGAGCCCGCTCAGCCGGTTCTTCGACGGCAAGCGCAGCGCCGCGCAGACCGGTATGGTCACGCCCCGCGGGTCCGAGATCTGGGCATTCCCGCCGAAGCCCGAGAAGATCCACGGCAAGACCCCGGTCCTCGTCGGCATCGACGAGATCTGGACCCTCGACGACGTCCAGTCCAAGGGACTCATCACGGACGGCATCGAGCCGGCGCAGCGCACGCTCTACGGCAAGCGCCAGATCTGGTATCTGTCGACGGCCGGCACCGCCGAGTCCACGTTCATGAAACGGCAGGTCGAGCGTGGCCGGCGCAGCGTCGAGCAGCCCGGCAGCGACCCCAAGTTCGCGTACTTCGAGGCCAGCCTGCCCGACGACGCCGACCCCTACGACCGTGAGGCGTTCGCCGCCTTCCACCCCGCGATCGGTTACACCCAGGACGTCGACGACCTGTTCGCGCTCGTCGACGGCAGCGCGCCGCCCGAGGAGCAGGTCGACCACTCGACCTGGCTCCGCGCGTACTGCAACCGCTGGACCGAGTCCCGCGAGGTGCTCATCCCGGACTGGGACGACCTCGCCGACCCCGAGCTCACGGCACGCTGGGCAGATGTCGCGATCTCATGGGAAGTCGCGCACGACAACGAGATGGGCGCGATCCTCGCGACTTGGCGCGACGACGACGATACGCCCTGCACCCGCGTCGTGCACGCGGCACCCGGCACGCGCTGGATGGAAGACCTGCTCGTCAACATCTACGAGCGGCAGCCAGCCGCGTTCGGCGCGGATGACGGAGGCCCCACGCGCCGGCTGAACGACAGGCTCCGCCTGCGCCTCGGCGACGACGCCATCACCACCCTCGGCATGAAGGACTTCGGCGTCGCGTGCGAGACCTGGCTGACCGCAGCCCGCGACGAGCAGAACATGCGCCAGGACGGCTCCCGCACGCTCGCGAACGGCGTCGCACACCTGGTCATGAAACGCACCGGCGAAGTCACCCGATTCAGCCGCGCCGACGCCGCCGGCCCCGTCGCCGCCCCCGTCGCATCCGCCGTCGCGCTCTGGCTCTACGACCACCGCGACGCCCCGTCCTGGACCCCAACCACGAGCTACTGAGGAAACCCCGATGATCTCTCTCGACTCAACCCAGATCAGCACCGTCGTCCTGTGCAGCCAGTGCCCGTGGTACCGCGGATTCGCCGACACCCGCGACGAGGGCTGGCGCGTCGGCGCACGCCACGAGCAGAACCTGCATCCCGAGCTCGACCAGGCCCGCAACACCCGCGATAAGCGCGCCTCTCGCGCACGACACGCCGTGTCGACGCTTTCGGGTGTCAGGACTCCGGCTGACGGTATCAAGCGTGAACCAGTCGAAGCCCAGCATCCTGAGCCGCGCGCTCAGCGCGATCGCGCCGGCCATGTCGCTCGCGATCAAGAGCCCCGAAGACTGGGCCGATAGCAGCCACCTGATCCCGGTCGACCTGCAGACGCTGTTCGGCTGGTCCGACGCATCCGGCATCCAGATCAGCCGGCGCACCGCGCTCGGCCTCGACGTCGTCGCGAAGGGCCGGCGGGTGCTCGCCACCAACCTCGGCCGCATGACGCTCGTGAACCGCAAGTCCGGCGCGCTCGCCCCGATGCAGATGTCGTACCTGCAGCAGCCCGAGGAAGACCGCCCGCTCGCGCAGACGCTGATCTGGACCGCCGACGCCCTGTACTTCTACCCGCGCACCTGGTGGATCGTGCAGCGCCGCGACGCGTACGGATGGCCGGCGCGCGGCGGCGTCAAGCTGCTCGATCGCAAGGATGCCGAGTTCGACGACGACGGCAAGGTCATCAAGGCCTGGGGCAAGCCGGTCGAGGCCCGCGACGTGATCCAGTTCGACGCACCCGACGGCGGCCTCCTGCACGACGGCCTCAAGCTTCTGCGCCGCGCCGTGATCCTCGATCGCGCCGCCAGCCTCGCCGAGGAGAACCCGGTCCCGTCCGTCGAACTGCACTACGACGGCAACAAGCCGCTCGAGGCGACCCAGATCCAGCAGCTGCTGCAGTCGTGGCAGGCCGCCCGCGCCAAGTACGGCGCCGCGTACACCGACAAGACCATCAACGCCAAGACCCTCGGTCTCGACAAAGAGCAGCTGCTGCTGGACGCGCAGAACCGAATGGACATCAAGCTCGCCCGACAGATCGGCATCCCCGCATGGGCGGCCGACGTCGCGCTCGAGGGCTCGACGCTGAACTACCAGAACCGCGCCTCGCGCGCCTGGGAGCTCATCGACCTGTACCTCGCGACCTACACCACCGCGATCGCATCCCGCCTGTCGATGAACGACTGCACGCCGATCGGCTGGTCGACCGAGTTCGACACCGAAGTACTCACCCGCCCCGACCTCAAAACCCGGTTCGAGACATACAAGGTCGGCATCGACGGCGGGTTCATCGACCAGGCATGGATCGAAGCCCAGGAAGGCCAGAAGATGAAGCAGCTCGAGGAGACCCCCGCATGAACGCGTTCGAGGAACTCCGCTCCCGCCTGCGCCTGATCGAGGCGAACGCCCAGCACCCCGCACGATGGAACCTCGAGCAGGGCGACGCCACCGCATCCCTGCACCTGTACGGCGTGGTCGGCGGGTTCTGGGGCGACATCGTCGCCGCCGACGTCGTCCGCGAGATCCGCGACCTCGACGTCGCCGAGCTCCACGTCTACATCAACAGCCCCGGCGGCGATGTGTACGACGGCATCGCGATCCGCAACGCCCTCCGCCAGCACTCCGCCACCGTCGTCGTCCACGTCGACGGGCTCGCAGCATCTGCCGCCAGCTTCATCGCAGCCGCCGGCGACGAGGTCATCATGGGCGAGAACAGCGAGCTCATGATCCACGACGCGTGGACCATCGCCCTCGGCAACGCCGACGAGCTCCGCACCGTCGCCGACGACCTCGACCGCATCAGCGACAACATCGCCGGCATGTACGCCGAGAAGGCCGGCGGCACCGCCGCCGAGTGGCGCGCCGTCATGAAGGCCGAGACCTGGTACTCGGCATCCGAGGCCGTCGCAGCCGGACTCGCGGACCGCACCGACGCCGCCACCCCCGAGACCGAGGACGACGAGCTCGACATCGCCGCCCGCTTCGACCAGCCCATCTACGCCCACGCCGGCCGCGCCGCGGCCCCGGCACCCATCCCCGTAGCCGCCATGGCTGCCACCCGAAAGGAACCCCGCATGAACCGTGAGCAGCTCGCAGCCGCACTGGCCGCCGGCACCATCACCCAGGCCCAGCACGACGACGGCATCCGCATCCTCGACGCCATGGCCGCGCCCGCAGCCCCCGCAGCGCCGGCCGCCGCGGCGCAGCCGGTCGCACCGTCCGCCGGCATCCCCGGCGAGCCCGTCAGCGCCGAGTACGCAGCCGGCCCCACCACCGTCCCGCAGGCCGGCGCGCAGGTCACCGACCGCCCCCGCTCGCTGATGAACATCGCCCGCGACGCGGCCGACGTACTGCAGCACGGCGGGTCGCTCAACGAGATGATCCGCAGCGTGAACAACGCGCTGACCAACGTCGTCGCCGCCGATGACGCAGGCGAAGGCTTCCTGCAGACCAGCCGCATCGGCGAGGTCTGGCAGGCGACCCCCGAAGGGCGTCCGCACGTCGACGCGCTGGGTGGACCCAAGCCGCTGACCGCCCCGAAGATCGAGGGCTGGAAGTGGACGCTCCCGACGCCCGAGCCCGCCGCATACGCAGGCGGCCTCGTCGAGGTCCCCACCGGAGCCTGGGCGACGGCGAAGGTCGAGGAGACCCCGAGCCGCTGGGCGTTCGGCAACAAGGTCGACCGCATCTACACCGACCTCGGCAGCGCCGACCTGATCGCCTCGCTGTTCCGCCTGCTGAAGGAAGGCTACGGCCGCAAGTCCGACGCCGCGGTCGCCACCGACCTCGTCGCAGGCGCAACCGCCCTCAGCAACCCGACCCCGGCGACGCTGATCGACGCCCTCACGCTCGCGTTCCTGCAGCTCAAGAAGATCGGCGCGAGCCCCACCCAGTTCTGGATGGGCGAGACCGCGTTCACCCAGTTCGCCGCGCTCAAGGTCGCCGACCTGCCCGCGTGGATCGCGAACGCAACCGGGTTCGTCGAGCTCGACGGCAAGACCTCGCTGTCGAACGTGTTCGACGTCGACGTCGACTTCCAGCTCGCGGCGCAGGGATTCCTCGCCCTCGACCGCAACGCGGCCGACGTGTTCGAGTCCCCGACGATCCAGGTCGAGGCGCAGGACGTCGCGCACGGCGGCGCCGACATCGGGTTCTTCGCCTACGGCGGCACGTTCATCTACGACGCCCGCGCGATCGTCAAGGCCACCATCACCCCCGTCCCGTAAGGAGCGCAGCAGACATGAGCAACAACGCCTACATCAAGGTCAAGCTCGACCAGATCGACGAGCAGAAGAAGGCGCTCCGCGCCCAGCTGAAGGCCCTCGACGCGAAGCGCAAGGCCTACAGCGACCAGCTGGTCGACGAGACCGACCCGGACCCCCAGACCGGCGACGAGGACTGATCAGCAGCGCGGGCCGGGCTGGCCGGCCCCGGCCCGGCCCGCGCACCACCACCGACCGAGAAGGACATCATGACCGCCTGGTACAGCGCCACCACCGCGAAGAGCGACCTCGGCATCAGCGTCAGCGACAAGCAGCTCGCCGCCGCTCAGGAGCAGTGCCTGCGCATCAAGGGACTCGCCCTCGACACCGCGGCCTCGCCGAGCGAGAGCTTCGCGCAGGGCGTCGTCTACCAGGCCCTTGCGAACAAGCAGGCCTCCCAGGCATCCGCGGCGGGTGAGCTCGGCAGCGACACCAACCGCGTCAACGTCACCCCGCTCGACTACAAGATCCTGTCGATGCTCATCATCCCTGCTCCCGACCCCGACGACCCCGCCCGCGACCTCGGCCACATCGGCACCCTGATCGGCTGACCATGGGCGCCCGACACGACCTGCGGGACCTGATCGCCGCATCCGCCCCCGACACGTGGGACATCATCGCCTACCCCACGCAGCTAAGCCCGCTCGACAACCCCGCCAAGCCCGTCGCGATCGTCATCGAACAGGACACCATCGCATCGGGCGACACGAGCCCCGACGACGAGCACGGCATCCCCGTCACCGTCACCCTCAACGTCTGGGTGATCGTCGACGCCACCCTCGGCAGCGATCGCGAGCAGGTCGAGGACGACCTCGAGGCGGCAGCCGAGCGGATGATCCGCATCCTCGAGCAGCTGCCCGACCAGTGGTGGGACGGCACCGCGAACCGCAACCAGTACGACCCGCAGAAGCCGGCCTACGACTTCACCATCCGCGCCGCCGGCGCGCTCACACCTGAGGAGACACCATGACCGCGAAGGCCACCAAGCGCTGGAAGGCGACGATCGGCACTGACCAGTACCAGGGCGAGACGAGCTCGATCGAGTACAACCCCGGCTACACGGGCACCGTGTGGAAGGGCGGCGACGACAACACCATCGCCGACGTCACCCCCGGCGACCCGCAGCTCACCATCGTCATGGCGATGGACACCGAAGACCCCACCTCGCTGTGGCGGCTGTTCCACGACGCGCCCGCCGGCACGCCGATGGAGCTCACCTGGGCGCCGCACTACGACGGCACGTTCGCGCTGAAGACGACGCTCTCGACGATCAAGCCGCCCGTCATCACCAACCGAGCCGGCGGTATCCCCGAGGTCACCGTTCAGCTGCCGTGCAGCGAGGCCGTCACCGCGACCAACGTGCCGTAGGCCGACCATGCTGGACGTCCGGAACTCGCGTGAGCTGCAAGCCACGATCCTCGCTCTGCGCGGCGCGCAGCGGCAGATCCGCACTGGCATCAACAAGGAAGCCCGCTCACGCATCCGGCCGCTCTGGCAGCAGGCCCTGAACGCGCGAGCCCGCGACGAGATGACCAGGCGCATCATCGTCGCGGGCGCCCGCGCCACGGCATCCGACCGAGGCGTCACCGTCCACGCCGCGACCAGGCGTCGGCCGCTCTCCGGCGGGCTCGTGCCCGCGTTCGAGTGGGCCGGCGCTGAGTTCGGAGCACGGACCAAGCGCATCGAGGTCACGCAGCGCTCACGCGCCGGCCGCAGCTACAAGCGGCCACTCACCATCAACCGACAGTTCCACGGAAGGCAGCAGGACGGCATGGTCGCATTCGACGCCGCCAGCGAGGTCGGCACCAAGATCGTCGCACTGTGGGTGCACACCGTCGTCGACGAGCTCACGCAGATTCCCGCAGTCGAGGTTGTGGCCTGATGCCCATCAAGATCGACTTCCTCGCCAACGTCCGCGGATTCTTGAAGGGCACCGACGACGTCGACGACGCGCTCGACGACGTCGCCGACAGCCTCGACGACATGGCGGATGCCGCCAAGAAGGGCGGCCGCGACGCCGAGCGATCCGTCGAGAAGCTCGAGGACAACTTCCGCGACGCCGCCCGCCGCGCCAAAGACCTCGGCGACTCTGGAAAGGACGCCGGCCGCGACGTCAAGCGCGGCATGGACGACGCCAGCGAGGGCGTCGAGGAGTTCAGGGACGAGGCGAACAGCACCGCACGCGAGGCCGCCGCATCGTTCGACGGCAGTGCCGAGAGCATCGTCGACGCGTTCCAGGAGATCGCGGCGAACGCGTTCGCCGGATTCGGCCCCGCCGGCGCAGTAGCCGGCCTCGCCGCAGCAGCCGGCATCGGACTCGCCGTCGGCGGGTTCGAGCAGATGAGCGATGCCGAGCAGGCCTCGCGCGAGCGCGCCGCAGAATGGGCGGACGCCTACGTCGAGGCCGGCAGCCGCGTGCTCACCGCGGCCATCAGCGTCGCACGGCAGAACGACATCGCCACCGACCCCGAGCGATTCAAGGAAGCATCGGACAACGCCAAGAACTGGGGAGTGGACGTCTCAACGGCGATCGCCGCGATGGCCGGCCAGGCCTGGGCGCTGAACACCGTCAACGACAACCTCGTCGCATCGTCCCAGAAGGTTGCCGACGAGATGAGCGAGGTCGGACTGCAGTACGACTGGACCGAGGAGTCGATGACGGACCTCGCCACCCGCACCGCCGACGGCCAGCGCGCATTCGACCAGCTGACCGGAGAGATGGCAGCCGGCGCCGCGCAGGCCGACGCGCTGTCGAGGTCGCTGTACCTCACAGCGAAGAACACCGAAGGAGCCACGACCGTCGTCGACGAGTTCGGCGACACCGTGACCACGCTGCCCGACGGCACCACCATCTACATCGACGCCGAGACCGGGCAGGCCACCAAGGACACCCAGGCGCTCGAGGACAAGATCTACGGCATCCGCGACAAGAACGTGAATATCACCGCCCGCACCGACATCGATCGCGCTGCCTACGACGCGTTCCTGAGGGAGATGCGCAACACGACGATCAAGATCAAGGGTCGCGTCGTGACGACCCCGGACGGCGGGGGATGGGACCGATGAGCACCACGATCACCCGGAGCACCGACGCGGCATCGATCATCCCCGAGCTCGTGCTCAACGGATGGGACAGCACCGACGAGCCGCGGACCATCGTCCACGAGATCCTCGGCCGCGAGACGCCCGACGTCACGCTACGCCCCGCAGCGCCGCGCAGCGGCACGCTCAGGCTGCTGTTCCCCGACGCGGCATCCGCCGAGGTAGCGCGCAAGTTCCACCGCGCCGCCGCGGTGTTCACGACGGTCAGCACCCTGGCTTGGGTGCCAGCCGCCTACGTGCCCGCCGGCGGCATCCGGACCGCGCAGCAGGAAGGCCGGCGCTGGGTGCTCGAGGTGCCGTTCCAGGAGGTCGCGCCGTGACCGTCTCGACGCATTCGTACGGGGCGGTTGTGACGCCTGCGTGGACTCCTGTGAGTGTGGTTGGTGGGTCGGTGACGTTGGATGCGTCCGCGATCCCGCATGTGGCGGGGGAGTTGACGTTTGCCGTTGCGGACGTGGGTCTGCTGGATGAGTTGGACCCGCGTGATGGTGCGCGTGTGAGCTTGTATGCGGTGCGTCAGGATGAGGACTTGACTGCGCGGTTCAGGTTGTTTGATCTGGGTGTGCGTGAGGTGACGCCGGATCGTGCGGCCGGGACCGTGAGCGTGCGACTCGCGTCGGATGAGGCTGTCCTGGGTGATGTCGCACCGTTGGCTGATGATGCGGGCGCGCGTGCGCACGAGGCGTCACTGCGTGGCGTGTGCGATTACGTGCTCGGCACGATCGGTGCGCACCTGGAACCGGGCACCCTGGACGCTGATGTGACCGCACGATGGGCGGTCACGAACGCGATCCATAATGCTCTGGCGGATACGACATCCGGGTTCAATGCCGGCACCAATGCGAACTCGGTCGCGACCGCGAGCAGCATACCCCCAATCCTCGGTTCCGCCTACTTGTTCTGGCGGTCCGTTACGGCGGGGTTGAGCTATCTGAACTTGGATGGGCAACTGTCTGTCACGTCGGGCGAACCGGTCACGGCGCGGGCGTTCATGAGTGTCGGCGACGCGGCGGGCAATGGGTTCGTGATGGTGCGGTTCTTCAACAACGTTGGCGGCGTCATCAGCGACGTGACCGGGGCGCCTGTGATGCTGTCGGCTGCGTGGAAAGAGGTGACGCACACGATGACCGCGCCAGCGGGTGCCGTGCGCGCGCAACTGTACCTCGGATTCAACGCTCCTGCCGCCGCGCAGTCAGTGCGGTGTGATGCGCCGCTGCTGATCAGTGGGAGTGAGGTTGTCCCACCATTCAGCGGTTCGAGCGCTGCCACCGCCGAGTACGAGTACTCGTACGCCGCCGCTGTGGCGGCCTCGCGGAGCGTCCGCCCACCGCTTCAGGAGCGGCCACCTCAGCCGCCGCCGCGCTGTACTGGCGCGTCCCGCATGGCG